AGCAACACGACCGGCGACGTGCTGACCATCCTCGCCAAGGTGACAGCCTGGGACACCTCGCGCGACGAGTGGGCCGCCGAAATACAGTGGAAGCTTTCTGCCGAGCAGAGGACGCCCTGACGTGCCGGCAGGCATGCCCTATTTCGCGTGGATCGATCCGGGCGAGGCTACTTTCGCCCCGGAACATCTGCGCTGGGACGAGCAAGTTTTCAGCTTCGAACTCAAGCAGGACGAGGGTGATCCGGCGAGCCTCACCGTCGTCGTGCGGCGGCCACGCAATGCATCGGGCGATCCGATTGGCCTGCTCGGTCCCGGCCGCAAGATCTGGTGCTGGTTCGCGTTCGACTGCGGGCCGGATCTCGTCCGCTTTCGCGGCCGGCTGGTCGGCGTGCCGACGAGCCTGTTCGAGGAATTGGTGACGCTCGAATTCGTGGCGCGCCCGATCGATCTGGTCGCGCAGAAAGCGGCGCTCGCCGAGACCCTGCGCGTGCTGCCCTATTACGACGAGGTCGTGATCGACGAGGCGCGCCGTACCGATCCCGAGGTCGTGCTCGAGGGCTATAGCGCGATCTGGCATTACGATCGCGAGACGCACGAGTTGACGATCTCCGACGAGATCGATGGCGAAGATGGGCTCGTCGAGTTCGACGGCGCGAGCGAAGACGGCAAGGTGTTCTATGACGGCCTCGGCTTGACGCTGACCAGCGGGCCGCTGACGCGCGTCGATGTGGCCGCGGAATATACCTGGACCCAGCAGGCGCGCGGCTCGGTCGATCTGACGCGGTACCTGATCGAGCATTGGCCGAACGAGCCCGCTTATGCGGTCACGGGCGCGATCTCATCGTTCAGTTTCACGGCCGACAATTGGCCGAAGGCGGGAGCCGGCATCGGCGACGGCTGGCAGGCTGCCGATGCGACGGCCACGGCGGTCTATGATCTCACGGTTCACACGCAGAAAACCGGGGGGACGCTCAAGGTCGAGTGGCCGGACGGCGGCGGCTCGGCAACCGTAACGCTTTCCGAAGAGAAATCGGGTTTTTCTTTCCCGCCGGGGTCGATGTCGTTCGGCAGCATTGTGACCAACGACACGGCAACCGTGAACTATGGTCAGTCGACGTCCACCGGCGGGTCTTCCAGCGACACCAGCCCAATAGTGGCCACCGGGTTTAACCAAAGTTTTTCCAGCGTCGATTCGGTTTTGCCGCTCAATCATACGAGGGCGACGCTCATTGCGGCCTATACGGCTAACCGGCAATGCACCGAGCGGGTGTCGTTTTCGCTCTATGCCGACGTGCAGCACATCTTGACCGATCCCGAGGACGGCGAGGCGCTGCAGATTACGGACGTCAAATCCGTCAATTTGAGCGAGGCCATCGGTGGCATTGTGCCGATCGGAGACACGCGCCGGCGTTCCTACATCGCGACCGAACGCGGCAACCAAAGCCTGGAATATCTCATCGCGCTGGCTCGCGCGAATTTGCTCAAGCGGGCGCGGGTCGTCGAGATCGCGTTTGCGCCGAAACTCGCGCGCATGCCGGAGATCACACTGCGCAAGAACGCTTATCTGACCGAACCTCGCGTCGGCGAGGCGCTCGGCAAGATCATCGGCTATTCGGTCGGGCTCGACGGCGCGGACGGGCAGATCAAATGCGAGGTCCGCATCGGCTGCACCATCGGCCGCGGCGGCTCGGCAATAGCGGCAGGTGGAGAACCGACCTATTGCTCTGTCGACTATGCGGGCGCGGATTATCAGCAGTTCACCGGGCGCGTCGTCCTGTTCGATACCTCGGTCGGGTACGAGCCGCCCGCGGCCGATCCGAACGATGACGGCATCGAGTTCACGGGAGCGCTGACGGCGGCCGACGTGATCGATACCCCGCTCGTCGTCGAGAACCCGCCCGCGGCGCAGCGCGCGCACCTCACGACCGCATGGGGCCTGAAGTTCATGGCCGCCCCCGGTGGGGACCGCCAGGGCGCCGTTGCGGCGCGCGCCGATGCCGTCAATAACGCGCTTGCCGAGGTCGAGACCAAGGCAACCTTCAAGCTCAAGAGCATGAGCCGCGATTTCACCAGCGACTATGCGGTCACGTTGACCGATCTGAACATCCCGACCGGCTATGACCTGGAGGCGGTGTGAGCGGTCTCGAGGTCGTCGTCCGTCCGGTCATTCTGCCGAACATCCGGCCGGCTGCGCCGCGGATGCTGGCGCCGGAGGATAATCCTGAACAAGGGATCGCCACGCTTTCCGGCGCCGGCGGCCGGCTCATCGACCTGCCTTATCAATTCCAGCGCAGCACGCAGCGCCAGCTCCCGCAGTATGAGCAGGAGCGGACATACGATGTGGACAAGGTTTACCAGAAGAACGATGACGGCACGATCAACAAGGAGAACAGCGTCAAGGTGCAGCGAACGACGCAGAACAAATTCAGGGACCCGAGCGGCAATGTGATGCATCTGGTGTACCAGCGTCCGAAACTAGACGACAACATCGAGACCATACAAAAAGACCTCGTCTATAACTTCAAGGACATCGTCGGGACCATCGCCCCATGACCATCGTCTACGTCACCACCGGCGCGTGGGGAAGCGGCACCGGCACGCCGAACAGCGCGGCGCAGGTCGACGGCAATTTTTACGATGTCGATCAGCGCATCGTCGCATTGAATGCCGACCTCGCCGAAGGCAAGCGGATCGATCACGTCACCTATACCGACGTGAGCATGACGTTCCACTTCACCGACGGGACGTCGCAGGTCATCCCGCTGCCGGTCGCCACGATGCACTATGCCGGCGAATGGCAGAACAGCACGCCCTACACTCGATCGAGCCTGGTGACCGTCAAGGGGCTCGGCCTTTATCAGGTGCTCGAGGATCACACCACGCCGCCGCCGCCAGCGGTGTTCGATCCGACGGCCGACGATGGGAGCACGGACCACAATCCGCTCTATGGGCTCTGGGTGCCGATCGCCGACGTCAATTACGATGCTGCGATCTTCGTGCCCGGCAGCGTCCAGCGCAGCCCCGGCGAGCTACTGTTCGCCGGCATTGCCAACCGGGCCATGCATCTCGGCGCCGGCAACTCACACGCCTATGCCTACCTCGATGTCGGCGTGGTAACCGGCGCCAACATCATCCTCTCGATCGAGAAGAACCGCGTCGAGATCGGCACGGTCACATTTGCGGTCGGCAGCGAGATCGACAGCGACGGCGGCCAGGCCGGGGCGTTCCATGTGGCGACCGCCACGGATTTCGCCGAGGGCGACATCTACGCGCTGCGGGTGACGGCCTCGAACAACGCCGCACCGTCCGGATTGTCGGTAACCCTGCCGTTCCTGCGCACGGATATCTGATGCCTTCGGGATTGGCTCTCGATATCCTGACCCGGGTGATCAACGTAGCCTGGGCGTCGCGTGGGGTTTTCACTTACGTATCAACGGCAACCGAAGAGTTATTTCAATTTTGGGGGGTGTTTGGCTCATCCGGTGATGGCGAATCGTGGCGTACAAATTCGCACATCAACACCAAGCGCTGTACTGGACTAAGCGATCCACCGGATCGGCATCAGGTCAGCGGAGGACCAGCGACGTACCTTGCCTGTAGCATTCGCGGGAAGAAGATCGGAGGGGCGGATGTCATCGTTGCGGGCGGCGCAATGGGATGGCCGTCGTTCGATACCCTCGGCAATCCGACCATGACGACCGCTGCGGTCGTCATGTATTCCGCAGATGGCGGAGCGTCGTGGACCGATGGGGAGATCCCGGTTGGGGCTGCCGGACTAAATCAATTCAATAAATCAGAGGTGCTGGTCGTCGGGTTCAATAAGGCGACCGGATTATTTTACGCAACTTCGGTCGATACGATGTGGGATGACATTACTTTTCTTGGGCGGAACTATCGGACCCTTTCGAGCGCAACAGGAGGCGGGTGGGTGCCGGTAGCGGAAACATTCTCACCGCCCGGGTCGATTGTCCCACCGCTGCCATATCCCGATGACACTCTCGTGTGCAGCACTATTATTACTGACGATCCGCAGCCGAAATTGAAGTTCTGTACCTCTTGCGGGGCAAATCAGATTTTGACGTTTACTGCCGGCGATGGAAAAAAGCACACGTTGGCGCTGTCGGATCTCAATGTTCTATTAATAGACGGGAATCCGGTGACGGTAGGGGCAATGAGCAGCGGTACCGCTGTTACTTGTGGGCGGGGGCTCATCATATTTGTCGGATTCAGTCTTGATGGCAATATCCAACTGCAATCATCCGATCTCGGCGAAAGCTGGCAGCCTGTTCCTGGCTTGGCCGGGCTTGTTCCCAATGACCAGTCCGGGTTTAGCCCATGTATTACGTGCTCGTGAGCCGCCTTGATGCTCGTTTGTAACGTCAGCCAGCGAGCAAGACGGGCGGCCATCGCCGCGGACATTGCCGAGGCTGCTGCCGCATCGGATGTCGCCACGCAAGGTCATGTCGTCTTTGCCACCCTGGTCGACGATCCGGCCAACGTGCGCGATCGCGTCGACGCCTATCTCGGCGAGATCATGCTCGAGGCAGCGGCGGCGGCGAGCACCGTCAATGCCGGGCTGACGTACGGTGCGGCAATCGTCGAGGCCGTCACGGCATTGGATACGGCGGGGGGGACCGTGCCGGGCGTGTTTGCGGCCACGCTTGCCGAGACAGCCGCAGCCGCCGACACCTCGGATTCGACCATAACCGGCGCGGTACCGACGCTGTCGATGATAGTCGGCACTTCGCCGGCCTTCGCATCCGTGCCAGTCGGCGGCAGCGGCGAAGTCGCGCCGGGCGTGTTTGTGAGCGGATAACATGGCCTATACCGAAACTGCGCAATATTGCGACAGCGCCCAGTACACGGCCGTGACCGCCTGGGCGACGGGGTCGAAGACGGTCGGGCAGATTGTCCGGCAGTCAGCGGCGCCGACGGTCGGCAACGAGCGGTGTTTTATTTGTACGGTGGCGGGATCGGCTGGCGGCTCGGAGCCGACATGGGTGGTCACGCGTGGTGCCAAGACCACGGACAGTGCCGTCACCTGGATGGAATGCACGGGCTTGCCGGCACTCAACGGCGACAGCACCAACACGCCGGTCTGGGCGGCGAGCAAGGGTGCGATCGCACTCGGGGCGCTGATCAAGAACGTCGCGGCAACGCATTACTTCATCTGCACCACCGCTGGCACCGGCGGCACCGGCAGCGAGCCGATCTGGAACACGACCGCGGGCGTGACGACGGCCGATGCCTCCGTGACGTGGACCTGCCTGGGGGCGATCTCATCGTTCTCGGCGACGTGGAAGGCGCCTCATGCGCGGATGGCCAACCTCACCGGGGCCTGGCTGCTCAACAACAACATGAATGCCTTTGTCGGCGACGACCACGCGGAAACATACACAAGCAACAGCGCCAACGTTAACTTCACGACCAACGCCGGCCCCCCCGGGAACACCTCGGTCCTGTGTGTTGATCATACTGCGGCGGTTCCGCCCGGATCGGGCAATCTGAAAACGACCGCGTTGTTGACAATGAGCGGGAGCAATGCGCTCACCGTCGCTGCCGGCGCCGGATACACCACTTACTTTTACGGGATTGGGTTCAGCGTCAGCACCAGCAACACGCCGACGTTCGGCGCGGGGGCCACCGGAACTCGCAACCGCTTCGAGCAGTGCCTGTTCTCGACGACGAGTGGCGGCGCTCCGATATCCATCGGAGCCACCAACACGCAAAACGAATTTCAGGATTGCACTTTTCATTTTGCCAGTACGTCGACCGCCATTTTGCTGGAAAGGGGCAGGATCAACTTCCGGAATATGGCGCTGAGCGGAACGCTTGGGGGAGGCACGACTCCGTTGTTCATTGCGGGGTCCCCCAGCAACACCATCGCGTCGATCGAGGGCAGCGATCTCAGCACCTACGCCAGCACTCCTGGCCTGGTCGGCAGCGCCGTTCCGCCGAGCGGGATTATCACGTTTAAGGATTGTGCCCTGCCGTCCGGTCTTCCGATTTACTACCGCGGCTCGGCCGGCGATGTTCAGATGACGGAAGGGCTCACCATCGACTTGATCCGTTGCGATAGCGGCAGCGCGGCCTATCGCAACGAACGGCACAACACCAACGCAACGCAGACGACGTCGACTGTCGTGGTGCGTACGGGCGGCGCCGCCGATGGTACGACAGCGATCTCGCATCAGATCGTCACCACCGCGAACGCGACCAATGCCGCCAAACTATTCGACGCAATTCCGTTGGCGAAGTGGAACAGCGTCACGGGCAGCAACAGGAACGTGACGGTGTACGGCATTGTCAACGACAGCCGGGTGCCAAAGAACGACGAGGTCTGGATCGATGTCGAGTATCTTGGTTCATCCTCGACCCCGTTGGGTTCCTATTGTCGCGGCGGCAAAAGCAACGTTCTGGCATCCGGTTCGTCGTTGACGGCCGACAGCACCTCGGCGTGGGATACGGCGGCGACGGTGCGAGCCAACTCGCATGCATACGTACTCGGCGACACCGTCAAGGTGGCCAGTAATCCCGGTCGCATCTTCTTCTGCACCACCGCTGGCACCAGCGCTGGCAGCGAGCCAAGTGGCTATGCAACGGCAGTCGACGGTGGGTCGGTAACCGACAGTGGTGCGGTGTTTCGCGCGGGATGCCGGTTTTCGCAGACACTAACGTTGTCTTCGCCGCAGCCGCAGTTGGCCGGCTATCTCTACGCCTACCCGAGATTCGGCCGAGCATCGTTCACCTATTTCCTCGATCCCCTCGTTTATCTGTCTTAGCCAAATCGGAGAGAGATCATGACCGAAGAACGCGCGCAGGCGCGCGAATGCAGTGACGCATCCGTCATCCGCGGCAGCGGTCAGGTCGAGCACGCCGAGGCACATGGACGCTATGAGATCGAGTGCATCGGCGTGGACGGCGAGGTGAAATGGCGCGAGGTCATCGACAACGTCGTGCAGACGGTCGGCAAGAACCTGGCACTCGATACGTTTCTCGCCGGTTCGGCCTACACGGTGACCGGGCCCTACATGGGGTTGATCTCGTCGACGTCCTACACCGGTACGGCCGCGGGCGACACCATGGCCTCGCACTCGGGATGGCTCGAGGCCGGCGGGGCCAACGCGCCGGCGTATAGCGGCAACCGCAAGACCGCCGTGTGGTCGGTGGCCTCGGCTGGATCGAAAGCTCTTTCGGCGGCGCTCTCCTTCGCCATGACGTCGACCGGCACCGTCAAGGGCGCATTCATCGCCTACGGCTCGGGCGCTTCCGCAACCAAGGACGATACCGGCGGCACGCTGTGGTCGGCGGGCACGTTCTCGACCGGCGATAAGGCGGTCGTCAACGGTGACACATTGAATGTCACGTACTCAACTTCGCTATGAACTCCTAGAGAGGCGCCATGACCCAGATTTACCCGCTGGTAGTCGATCTCTCGCACTGGGACCCGGCCGAGGATTACGCGGCAGTCCGGGCTGACGGCATTGTCGGCGTGATCTACAAAGCCACCGAGGGCGTCAGCTATACCGATCCCACCTACGTGCAACAGCAGCAGGCGGCCAAGAAGGCCGGCTTATGCTGGGGCAGCTATCACTTCGCCGACGGCTCCAGCGTCAGCAAGCAGATCGACAACTACATGCGGTTTGCCTGCCCGGACCCGGATGAATTGTTTTGCTTGGACTGGGAGGACAATCCGGGCGGCGACGGCAAGATGAGCTTATCGAACGTCAAGACCTGGATCACCGAGGTTGAAAACGCGCTGCGGCGCCCAGGCGAATGCGTCCTGTACGGCGGCAACACCATCAAGGAAGCACTTGACGACAGCGTCGACCACTTCCTCGCCGCGCGCCGTCTCTGGCTCTGCCAGTACGGATCGACTCCGACGTGGCCGCCGACGTGGGAGACCTATTGGCTCTGGCAGTACACCGACGGCGTCTACGGGCCGTCGCCGCACGCGATCGACGGCATCGGGCCGTGCGATATCAACAGCTATGACATAGGCTCGGCCGAGCAACTGATTGCCGAGTGGGCGAGCGGCAAGGCGCAGCAGCCAAAGCCGCCAGATCCGGACCAGGAGGTTGCCAATGTGGTGATCTTCGCACCGGACAACGTGCGCGTCATTGTCCGGCAAGGCCGTCAGGGGCAGATCGAGCGTGCGCGGCTCGAGCGGTTCACGCGCGAGGCAAGGTGAGGCCCGTGCGCGCCGTCGTCATACTCGCATGGAGCCTGCTCATGACGTCGGCGGCGCGGGAAGCGCCGGTAGCACCACCGTCGAAGTATGACGCTCACATCCTGCAGATCGATCGAGAAGCGATCGAGGCCGCGTATCGGGAGCAAGTGGTGCACCTGTTCGCAGTCTGGATGAAGGACAGCGCCGGGCAACCTGGTCGAGCTGCCACCGGAACGCGCCAGGCGCGCGCCGCCTACATCGCCGCCATGACTGAGATCGAAAAGCGGGAAAGGACCATCCCATGACCCTCGCCACCATCCTCCTCGGCATTATCAACATCGCCATCGTCGTCGCGATCCTCGTGCTCATCGGCGCGATCGCCGCCTGGCTCATGTCGTGGCTCGGCTACCCGATCCCGGCGAACATCCAGAAGATCTTCATGGCGATCGTCGCGCTGATCGCGCTCTACATGTTGGTGGCGTTGTTGCTGGGGATGCCGAGCATCCACTTGCTTCATGCCGGCTTGTTACTTCCGGGCGGACGCATTACCTGACAATTGTCCAACCTCGGACAATCCCCCGACTTGTTCAGCCCCGGTTCGCCGGGGCTTTTTTTGTTGCGCGTCATAACGGCAACTCCGAGCGGGCCCGGTAGTCTTCGGCGATGGCTTCCATGATGGCGATCTCCCGGTCCGCTTGTTCCTGCGTCATGCGCCGATCGGCGACCCGGCGCGGATAGACGCGCTTGCGCCACTTGACCTCGCGCTCGGCCGCGGCGCGCTTGTCGTCGTCGGTGAACGTCATGCCGTTAGCAGTCGTTGATTTGTAGCTGGTCGAAACCACCATCGATCCTGACCTTCTCAAAGTTCGGCATGTAATGCTCGCACACCGGATTGAGCGCGACGCCAACGATCAGTTCATGGCCGCAGCCCTTGCACTCCCAGAGATCCCCGATCCATAGCTTGTACGGCCGCCATTCGTCTGGAGCGTCGGCGTAGCCCGGCATCCCCTCGGTGAAGCGGTAGCCGTTCTTTTTCGGGCGATAGAAGCGCCGGCATTTGACGCAGATCGGTTTCATTTGAAGCGAATCCATTCCTTCACGCAGGCGTCGCACAATTGAACGCAAGCGCCCGCCTCGTTCCAAAACTTCAGCGGTATGTCGTCTTCACCGATGTGCGCGAAGCAAGCCGAGCAGAACGGCGCGATAACGGAGTCTGGCCGACTCCATGTGAGCTTTCCGGGATCGCGCTTCCATACCATCGTCGGCATTATTTTCTACCCCCTTCGGATCACGCCGAGCTCGGCCAGCCAAGTGATCAACATGTCGAGCACGACAGGTTCGAGGTAGACCTCGTGATCGCCATGCTCGCGCGGCGCTCGCAACTTAACTTGAAAGCCATCCCATGAGGCATAGAGACCGTCGCCGAGATACGTTTCGCGTGGCTCGGTCATGCGTTGCCTCCTCGCTCGCTTTGCATCACAGATCTCCCGGCTTGCCGATCCCTGGGAACTCAAAGTCGCCGTTGCGGACGGCGGCCTCCTCGGCCCGGCGCGCCTCCTCGAACTCCGGGTGCCTACGCTCGCGGCCTGCGCAGGTTTCGCAGATCATTTGCGTATTGAAGTAGGAGCCGGTCAGCACGCCGGCCCGGTGGTGGCATCGTTCACAGTACATGGACCATTCCTTTCAGGCCGCACCCGCACCCATGGCGGCGAGCACTTCCGCGCCGGTAATGATCACGACTTCGCCTCGGATCGTGTTCACCGCAATGCCAGTGTCGATCGTGGCCGAGATCAATGCGATCGTCGCGCGCTGGTTGATGGGAAGCCTCGCCCAATCTTCTTTGCAGAAGGCCACGCACGCCTCACCTTCGAATCTGACGAAGCCCCGGATGAGATCGTTACTCCCGCCGACGATCTCGTCGAGCTCCGCAAAACTCGGCTCGTGATCGAGATCGCGATCTTCGCGCTGACCGTCCGCATGGAGGACGGTCAGCCGCCCCCTCATACTGGTGGACCTCGATAGTCCGGGAAGACGCTGTTAAAGGCCTCGTCATACGCCTTGATGAACACGCCGATTCTGCCGGCCGTCGGAAACGTGCAGCCGCTGGCGCGCTCGAGCCATGTTCGGCGACCGCATTGAAGAGGCGGATAGATCCCATGGACGGGATGTATTAGTCCGTTTGCATTGCAGAACGGGCGCCAGAACTCGGGCCAATAATGCGGGTCGGGCAGTTCGAGGCGCATGTCGAACGTCAGCGATTTGGCGCGCAGCACGTTCTCTCGCGCGGGTGCCACATCGATGATCGGGGCCTTCTTGATCGGCGGCGATGCCCCGGTCAGTTCGGAGATGTTGATCTGCAAAGCCTGCGCGATGGCATGCATCGCCTTCGGCCTTGGGGTGCGCGTGCCATTTTCCCAGTCGCTAACTGTGTGACGCTCTCGGTCGACGGCCTTTGCGAGATCCTCCTGTGTCATCCCTAGTTCATTGCGTCTTTTGGCGATACGCTTGCCTATTTCTACTGACACTTTCCACTCCCTGATCTGCAAGTTTTATCAGTTGGCGGCTTATTTGCAGGGCATGCCATTCCGTGGCGTGTCCGCACGCATGTCAGTTCCGATTGTGAGGGGAGTTCTCCTCCTCGGTTCCCCAGCACGTTTTTTTTGTTGTGCCGGGCCTCGACGCTCCCGACACCGTCCTGTCGCCCGGATGTCATTTGGCCAAATATTGCCGCTTGAGTCCAGACTCCGGTTGCAGAAAATTTGGACGGCTATTCCTGATGGAACATTGCAACCGGCAATAACGTCGAGCGCAAGCCGACGTAGCCAAATTTCGGCTAGCCAAATTCCGGCTAAAGATGGTGCCAAGCTTATCGTGCGGAGGTGCGTACGATTTACACCCGGCAGTATCGAGCGTTTGTGAAGGCGATCAAGGAGGAGCGACTGCGTCGCGGCCTGTCGCAGACCGACGTCGCCAAGCGGCTCAAGGTCTCGCAGTCCTCCTGGGTATCCAAGCTCGAAATGGGACAGCACCGGATCGACATCGTCGAGTTCTATCGGTTGGCGAAGGCGATCGGCTTCGATCCGATCAAAATGCTGCGCAAGGTCTATCGCGAGAATAACGGGCGGCGGTAACGGGGCGGGCCGGTCCGCTAGGGTAGCCGCGGCATTGGGTGGCGGGCGCATCCTGCGCCAACGGTGAGGGCAGGGCGGGCCCTCCTCGGGCGGTTCGCCTTCTTCCGGGCAAGCCCCGGTCTCATCCATCATGCAGTCGGTGGCGTGGCGCCCGCAGCGGCACCATTCGGCATCCATCGGGTCGGTCGTTTTCCAATCGTCGTAAGTCCGCCATTTGCGGGCGGCCCCGCGCGATATGGACAAAATATGGACATGCCGAAGGTAGGTCTTTGAAATTGCTATGCATTTTCTGCGCGGTTGGTGCCGCGCAACGGCACTTTCGTGCATGACTCTGATATCTATTTTATGATATTGTAGTGCGAGTTGTCCTTGCGCCATGCGGGTTTCCGTAAAATACGCTACAATGGCCTTCAATGTTCTTTTATCCGCTGTTATGGACAAACGTATGGACACGCCGTTCGGTGTGCTGCGTAACCTGGAGCCCGTCACATGCCCAAAATTCGCAACAGCGGTTTCGAGACCGCGACCGCCCGCCTCAAGAAGGAGCCGCAGGGGAAGCCCTATTGGATGCCAATCGATCGAGGCGTCGCGCTCGGCTATCGGCGCAATGTCATGGGCCCCGGCACCTGGTCCGTCCGCGGGACCAGTGGGCGCGAGCAGTGGGTCAAAGCAATCGGCAAGGCCGACGACTATGAGGCCGCGAACGGCCGTGACGTGCTCGGCTACTACGAGGCGCTCGACCAGGCCCGCAACGTCGCGCGGCAGCGGGCAAACGGCGGCGGGGAGTCTGCGCCGACGGGCCGACCGGCAACGCTCGCCGATGCGCTCGATGCCTATCGCGATGACCTCAACGCCCGCGGCGGCTGTCCGAAGAACGCAAGCCGGGCGCGCCGACATCTCCCGCCAGTGTTGATGGCGAAGTCGGTCATGAGCTTGAACTCGACCGAGCTCCTCGCTTTCCGCAAGGCGCTCGTCGAGAAGGACATCACGCCGGCAACAGTCAATCGGGTAATGCAATGCATCAAAGCGGCGTGCGAGTTGGCGATGCAACTGGACCCGCGCATCACCAGCAATCGCGCCTGGAAGGTCGGGCTGAAGACCGTGGCGGGGGCAAGCAAAGCACGCGATGTGATTCTCGACGATGACACGGTCCGCGAGCTGATCGATGCCGCATACGCGCACGATCGAAAGTTCGGCGTGCTGGTCGAAACCGCGGCCGTGACCGGCGCGCGCTTCTCGCAACTCGCTGGCATCACGGCCGGCGATCTGCTGACCGACCGCCTCGGCGTGCCACCGACGAGGAAGGGGAAGGTCACGACCCGCGATAAGAAAAAGCCGACCTACGTGCCGATCACGACGGCGCTCGCCGAACGGCTGCGCAAGGAAGCTGCCGGCCGCGCGGGCGAGGAGAAACTCCTCCTGCGCTCGGACGGCACCGAGTGGAAAGACAGCTTTCAGATACGTCCGTTCCGCGAGATCGCCCGGCGTTGCGGCCTCGACCCTAAGCGCATCACGCTCACCGCGCTTCGCCACTCCTCGATCGTGCGCCAGTTGCTGCTCAACGTGCCGATCCGCCTCGTCGCCGCCAATCACGACACGTCGTCGGCGATCATCGACCGGAACTACGCGAAACACATCACGAAGCATGGCGACAACCTCGTGCGCGCGGCGCTCGAAGCGATGGAAGGCACGAGCAACGTCGTGCCCATGAAGCGCAAGCGCAAAGCCTGATCGCTACGCCGCCTTGCGGGGCCGCTTAGGCGGCGGCCCCTCTTGAGCGGATTCCGGTGGATATAGCTTGCTCACGCGATCAATCGCTCTCCACACCGGCATGAGTTCTTTAACACGCTGGAATTTGACCTGTGCGCGTCGAAGCTCCGCAAGCGCATCCTGTAGCATGACCTTGCCCAGACGCTCGTTGGTCACAACGTCATTGATCGCGCGATATCCGCCGCCCTTGCTGCGATCGACGGTCAGCGAAACGAGCTGCGGCGTTCCTTCCTCAGAAACGAAGTAATACTGGATGACATGCCGCGCTTGAAATAGGCGATACTCCTCCGCGGCCTTGTTATCGTCCCATTCGAACACGCCATGCAGTTCGGATTTGGTATGAGTGCGCGCGTAACTGATAACTGCGTGCGCGTGCAAAAGCCCTCCTTTGTCCGCCTGTTTGATCGCCTCTAGCTCGTCTTTGATCGCCATCGGTTTCCTCCCGTTGCAAATAACCGTGCCTGCCACGCCTCGCCATGCCTTGCCTTGCCAAGCCGCGCCGTGCCGCGCCACGCCGCGCCTGCCCCGCCCTGCCTGCCGCTCCGTGCCAAGCCGCGCCCAGCCGCGCCCTGCCACGCCGTGCCGTGCCACGCCAAGCCGAGCCTGCCGTGCCCCGCCTTGCCTTGCCAAGCCACGCCCCGCCGCACCGAGCCACGCCATGCCTGCCCTGCCTTGCCCCGCCTTGCCTCGCCCTGCCTTGCCGGGCCATGCCTTGCCAGGCCTGCCTCACCCAGCCGAGCCGTGCCGCGCCAAGCCCTGCCGCGCCTGCCTCGCCTCGCCGTGCCGAGCCACGCCGCGCCTTGACATGCCGAGCCATGACATGCCGTGCCACGCCTGCCGCGCCTCGCCATGCCTTGCCCAGCCAGGCCGTGCCTTGCCCCGTCGTTACTTCGCAATTTCCCAAAGCCCCCATCCGAGCCCGGCCGACTTTGGCGAATCCGGCCGGCCCTCGCCGACACCGACCTGCATGCCGGCACGGCTGAATAGGTTGACGACGTCGGCGATCGAGAACTGATCGAGATCGAAACGAACGGTTACGGTCGCTTCCCATCCCTCGCGCCACATTGGCCGACAACGAATGTCGGTCGTTCCGCCGGCATTGCGAGCTGGAGCGATATGCCTGACAGGCGCGCCCTTGGTGATTTTCACCAGCGGTGTGCCGTCGATTGCATCGAAGCCATCGGCGACGACGAAGATAGAGAGCTTGCCGATCGTCATCTTGAAGCCGGACATGCGGCAAGCAGAGATCATAGCATTGCGGAACGCTGGCGCCGGAATTCCCCACCAGCCCTGTACCGACTTGTGCATCGCGCCTTCATAGACCGCATCGAAGTTCTTCGGATCGCGCTTGCGTCCCTTGCGCGACTGCTCGCCGAGCATCTGGGTCTCGATCATCGTATTGCGTGCCTTCTGCGAGAAGGCGTGCTGCACATAAGGTGCCGTGCCGTTGATGCGCAGTTTTACCGTCTGCATCTTCGGCGGTTGGATGACCAATTGTCTGGCCGATCCTGCCGCGGCGGTTTCGAGCTTAACTACCTTTGCCGACATTCGTCCGCGTCGCCGTGGCTCGTCTGCTAGTGCGGTATTAGTCATCTTTCACTTCCTCCCTTTTGAACTCCTGCAACTCGCTCGCGATCCTTGCGCCACCGGGCCGCCGCTTCCTTCGAGATCAGCGTCCGCTTCTCGCCGACGAGCATGGTCTGCGGCGCGATTCCATCGCGCTGCATGTTGTAGAAATGCCCCACGCTGATCTGATGGCGCCGGCAGAACTCCGGGATGCTGTAGGCATCGAGCTCGCCGGGGTCGGCCTTGCTGTTTTTCGCCGGCATCTTTACTCCTCCAGCGCATTCCGATCCGCGAGCGCACGAGACAATTCTCCTATCGCCTGGTCGGCGCGGTCTGCAGCGAGGTCTGCGTAATCGATGCGGTCGCGCAATTGCTCGAGCGCATTATGGGCGCGATCCAGTAACCCGATCAGCAGCTGCTCGTAGTCCTGCTGATCCTGCCGGTCGTGCCGCGGCGTCTCGCTCATTCACTTCCTCCATTCGGCTGCTTGCCACCTGTCGCCTCATTCTCTCTGCCGGTTTGTTCGGGCGCGGCATCGTCCTTCAATGGGTTCTGCACGGCATCGAACGCGGCCGATCCGGTGCGCCGCGGGTCGAACATAGTCTCGACCGTCTCCTCGCCGCTCTTGATTGCCGAATGCATCCCTAGCAGCGTTGGGATGTGTTCCAGCGTAATATCGTCGAGGCCCTCGACACCGAGCGCGGCAAAAATCTGCTCCGGTTTGACGCCGAAGACCGCAAATGCCTTGACCGCGCCGTCTCGGCGAGTCGCGAGTGTCTTGATATCGCCGGCAACGACGCGCTCGGCCGCTTCAAGAGCTGCGCGCCAAAGCCCTTTCGGAATGCCGGCAAAAATGGCATTGCGCTTCGCGATCGCGCAGGCAGCTTTGCCCGTCATAACGATCATATCGTCATTGAAAAGCCGGCCCCTCTTATCTGCGATCCGGCGCTGTTCGGTCGTGCGGATCGCCGAGTTCCTCTGCAAATCGTGGAACGTGGCTTCGGCAATGATCACCTTATTCTGGCGATCGATCGCAACGACGCGCGCCTCGGCCCGGCAATTGCCATACGTCTGATGGCAAATTTCGGCGAGGCGAATAGATCCGCCCCGGATCGGCTTGCCGGCGCGAGGAAGGGCATACATGCACTCGGCTGCCGTCTGTTCATCGAGCGTAGCGAGCGACAAGATTTCGTCCCGCACATGCGTGATCGATCGCGGATACGCTCTCGCCGTTGCGATCTGCGTATCGAGCTCGGCACGAGTCAGCGCGGTCACCATGCCTGTTTCGGCGACGATCATTGGAGCGGCAGTGATCTCGCCAGTGTCTTCGTCGATGATTTCGAATTTTGTCATGAGAACCACCTCGGCATGTCGTTGATATCAAGTTCGGTGACGGGCTCTTTCAGCAGCCACATTTCGTCGGCGGGGAATGCGTCGCGGAATTCACGGTAGGTTTCGAACCCCTTGGCGCGATCGCGCTCGGCGATACTGAGAATGGGATTGCCTGGCGAGAGCGAGCACGACCAGGTGATCGGTGCATTCTCAGCCTGAAAAAATACCCACTGAAAGGCGAAGGCCTCCGCGGAGGCGACGCGCTTGAGCCAGTTCGGATCGTGATCGCCAAACACCAGGCCGTCGGCGACGAAGCCGGCGAGGTGGCCCCGGCCCTCGAGATAATGTGCGGCCTGAACATCATATCGATAATCGACGATGGCGCGCATGCAGGCTTCGCGAAACGGCCGGCCCATATAGTTGCGGATGGACTTGAGGTCTCCGATCCCGCGGACCTTGAGGTAATCGAAGCGCAGTTTGCAATGGATGCCGTCGTGGTCCCAGAACATGCTCACTTCGGGCATCCCGCCTTCGAACGCCGCCGCGAGATCCGGGTTCTGTGCGATCAGCGCGGCCGAGACGACGATGCGGTCGTAATCGTCACCGTCGAGCACCGTCTCGCCGTTCGGGCAGAGCATGGCCTTGGCTTTGGAGTCGAGCCGGGCCAGGTCATCTGGCCGGCGCACATAGAGCGAGGTGAATGCCTGGCGGCCCTCGAGCACATGCTTGTGGAGTGCCCGGCCGAACTCCAGCGACGGCGACGATCGGTGTTCCGGCCGGTTCGGGTTGAGTGATGAGAGCCACCAATAATCGGCGCCGGACGCAAGCAAGCGCTTGACGTCGGTCGAGCCCAGCGCGGGATCGTCGTGATACTCATCCTCCGGCAGATTGAAATAAATGCCGCGTCTTTCGGTCATCGGTGACGTACCCTCATCAGCGAATGGGTGAATTGGGGAAAGGCGATCCGCGCCTAACGCGAGACCGGTTGCGAAGGCCGCCTTTCCCCTGCGAGGACGAGGCGGCCCGAGCTTGAACCGCCCCGCCTCTCGTAGCGGCGCGTCCGCTCCCGCCGAGGAGCTTGCCGCCATCGAGGCGCGCGTAACTGATTGAATTCGTGTGAGGACTACGCACACCATTCCCCGTCCGCGGCGGATTTAGTCCCGCCTGCGTGTCTTTGATTGTCTTTAAGCGTCATTGAGTGATGATAGTGAAACGCAGCTTTTGCGGCTCGTCAAATGCGATTTGCGAACTAACACATTGGGGATGGCCGGGCGATTTTTTTGGGGTTTGGATTTTCAGGCGAATTTTGAAAAACCTTCCATAAACCTTCCATCGAACTAAAACTCGGCGCGAGTGCGCCCTTGCGCGGCCCGCCGATCGGTGAAAGGCTGCGTGTCCACTAACGTCCTCTCCCGCCACACATTTTCCTGCTCAATTCGCCCGGCCTTTCCGGTCGGTGAGCGTGCGCGTGAGAAAGGTACGGACATGCTATCAAACGGCTTCGACGCTACAGCTCTCAAAGGGTATCTCGATCGGATCGATGCGCAAGACGACGAGCTCATGTCGCTCAAGGGGAGCTACATGCGGGACTGCCAGGGCCCGCGCGAGCAACTCAAAGAGATCATGATCGCGGTCCGCGAGGCCGGCCACAGCATGGTCGCGTTCCGGACCGTGCTTGCGAAGCACAGAAGCGAGCGGCGGATCGAGCGCAAGATCGCCGCGCTCGAAGGCGACGATGCGGAAACCTTCGAGATGATGCTCGAGGCGCTCGGTTCGCTCGCTGACACACCGCTCGGCGAGGCGGCGGTCAAGAAGCGCCGCGGCAAGCGCGAGGCCAATCTCGACAGCCTCATGGGCGGGTAAATGTCGCCGCATCGGCCGCGGGCCGTTGCCGGCCGGCGCATCACCGTCCGCCGACTTGGCCGCCGATCGATCGCGCTCCCGCCGCTTGTGAGCCTGCGCTGGGACCAGTGCCGGTTTCCGGGCTGCGATGAGCCTAAGCGCGACGGTTCGTCTTACTGCGAACCCCATCACCAGCTTTGCCACACGAGCGAGGAGGAGGCGGATGCTGATTCTTGCGCTTGATGTGGCGACGCGATGCGGCTTCGCCCGTGGCGAGGTTGGCGCCGTGCCGAGCTCGGGCTCGGTCGCGTTCGGCGGCGGCGGCAATGACCGCGCCGTGTTTGCGGCGGCGCTGTCCTGGCTGTCCGAGCTGCTCGAACCGCGCCCGCGGCCCGATTGGGTCATCCTCGAGGCGCTCCTTCCCGGCGGCGCCATGAAGGGCGAGACGCAGCGTGCCACCCGTGACCGGCTCGCCGGCCTGCGCGGCGTGATGCTCGCGGTCGCGCAGTGCCGCGGGATCAAGCGCGTCTCCGAAGCCGACGTCGCCGACGTGCGGTCGCATTTCATCAGCACGCGCAAGCTCAAGCGCGCTGCGGCCAAGGCCGAGGTCCTGCGGACATGCGCGCGGCTCGGCTGGGCGGTCGCCGACGACGACGCCGGCGATGCCTGCGCGCTGTGGTCTTACGCCTGCGCGCAGATCGATCCGACGCACGGGATCCGGGTCTCCCCATTGTTCCAAAGGGGAGTGGCGTTGTGAGCGCACTGGTCCGCTATGACGCAATGTGTCGCGCAATCGATGCGGCACACAACGTCGACGAAGTGAAGGACATTCGCGACCAAGCGGCCCGGCTCGAACACTATGCGCGGCAGGCCCAGAACACCGATGCCGAACGGCGGGCTGCTGAAATCCGGCTGCGCGCCGAGCGCAAGGCCGGTCAGATCATCAGCAAGATGCCGAAGGCGAAGCCTGGGCCAAATGGAGTTCGGTCGACCAGCACGACCGATCCTCCGACGCTTGAAGAGTTAGGCATCACCAAAGACCAATCCTCGCAGTGGCAGAAGCTCGGCGAGATGAAGCAACGCGACTTCGATCTCGCAATCGGAGAAAGCGTGAAGCCGCCGACGACCAAGGGAATTCTGCGCATCGCCAAGGAAGCGGCCGAGCCAGTGCGTGATCCGGTTTCGGATGATGCGCTTTGGCTTTGGGGTCGCCTGCGCGACTTCGAGCGCCACGGGCTGCTCGATCAGGAGCCGGGCGAAGTAATGGCCACGATGACTGACGAAATGAAGGACGACGTTCACACCCTCGCGCCGCGGGTTGCGGCGTGGCTCAAGCGTATCGGAGCAGTGCAATGACGAGAGAAGAAAGTCGGCTTGTTGAAATCGTTGCTCGCATCATCGACGTTCGGCGCAGCCAAGTTCGGATCAACCCGTCGTGGATTGCCACCGAGGCGTTGCGCGAGCTCGACCCTTCGCGGCGCTCGGTCGAATTGGTTTGCCTCGGCTGTCATCTGCAGTTGCGACAGATCGCCCGCGCGCAATGCCGAAAGTTGTTTGAAGACGACCAGGAGGACGACGTTACCGGACAGCGCGAACTGTTTACTGGCCTGCAATGGCGCTATCCGGCGGCGCATTCAAAAGACAAGAACGAGCCGGAATACGTGCTGCGCGAGCACATGACGGACGTCGATATTGGTTACAACGTCGCCCGCCTTCGCGCTGAAGCCGAAGCAAAGCAAAAACACGCCGACGCATTGGAAGCGTGGGGCCGCACTCGGCACGTTGCGTGAGGCCATGACCGAGCGCCGCCTCAAACTGCCGCCCGACCTGCACGCGCTCGTCGCCAAGCACGGCGGGTTCGCGTCGGTGCCGGATAAGGCTTGGAAACAATACCAACGCGAGGTCGAGGCCTGGAAGGCGGCCATGCGCGACGATCGCCTCGTGATCAAGCCGGCGGCCCGCAAGGAGATCCTGGCCGGCGGCGCCGACCGCTGCCATTGCGGCGCGCCCGGTGAGTTTTACTACGCTGGCGACGCCGCCGGGCGCTTCGGCTGGTACTGCGCCAAGCACCGGCCCGCCGATCACTTCGCTGACGATAGAAGGAAACAAAGCTGATGCCTGCGTGCTGCCCACTCTGCCGCCAGCCGGTCGGCGAGGTCCGTGCCGGCGTGCGCCTGCCGATGCTCAAGGCGCAGATCTTCGACACTATCCATGCAGCCGGCGAGATGGGCATCACGGCGCGCGAAATAATGCATGCGGTCTATGGCGACCAGAAGCGCGTGCTGACCACCATCCGCATGCACATCGCGCAAATCAACGACATCCTCGAAGAAACCGACACGAAGATCAAAACCTTCGATCGTCGGATGTGGATTGTCAGCAGATCGAAGAAAACCCAGGACGCGGCATGACCACGGTCTCGCCATTGCCGGTGTTGCAGGCGCGCGCGGAAGCGCGTGCGATCCTGCTCGCCGCGGGCGAGATCGACAGCCTCGACGAAGCCATGGGCCCGCTGTTCGAGTATGCCGATCAGCAAGACTTGCCCGATCTCATTGGAGCCGACTGCGCCTTCGCGATCATCACCAACGCATTCAAGCACCTCATGATCGAGGAGGAGACGGCGTGAACGACCCGCACGGCATCTTCGCCCAAGGCATTCAGTCGTGGCACCGCATCATGTCGAGCGGCGCGGACGTGCCGGCGCGAATAACGCTGTTCGAGCACGCCGCGATCGACATCGCTGGTTACTGCGCCAAAGGGTTCGCCAAGCCCGACGCCGTCGACGAACTGCGCAAGATCGCCGACGCCTTCGGGCTCCTCGAGGCGAAGGGCGAGGAGGAAATACAGGACATCATCGCCCGCGCGTTCGAGCACAAGAAACCGAACGGCAAAGACCACGATGCGCCTGGCAAGCCGGCGATCACGGCGACGCTCTACATCGTGCCCAACCCTGCATCGATACCGATCCGCCAGTGGTTACACGCGCGCCATTACATGCGTGGCAATGTCACCGCGACCGTTGCGCCCGGCGGCTTCGGCAAGACCTCGCTGGCGATCGCCGAGACGCTTGAAATGGTCAAGGCCGGGCTGCGCGTCTGGTATATCAGCGCCGAGGACGATCGCGAAGAACTCGACCGTCGCATTGCTGCGTACGTGCAGCACCACGGCATCGACATCGGCGACCGCCTGTTTATCGACGACAAAATGACCTTCCCGCTCAAGATCGCGCGCATGGGCAAGAACGGCCCGGCGTTCGACGAGCCGGCGCTCGCCGCTTTCGAGGCAACGATCGAAGCCAACGCCATCGACGTCGTTACCTTCGATCCGTTCATCTCGTTTCATTACTTACCCGAGAACGACACCGCGGCGATGGATGCGCTGGTCAAGCGGCTCGGCGAGATCTGCGCCAGGCGGCGCTGCTGCATCGAGCTAACTCACCACGTCCGTAAGCCGAGCGCAGGCCAGGGCGAACTAACAGTTCACGACGCCCGCGGTGCCGGCGCGATCGTCAATGCCGTGCGGTCCTGCCGGGTGCTCAACGTCATGACGGCGATCGAGGCCGAGCAGGCGCAGATCGAGCCAGAACGGCGATCGTTTTATCTGCGCATCGACTCCGGCAAGAACAATATGGCCCCGCCGCAAAAGGCCCGATGGCTTCATCTGGTGTCGGTCGAGATCGCCAACGGCGATCACGTCGGCACCGTCGAGCCTTGGGAATTTCCAAAGGTCTTCGCCAAACTTTCAGTTGCCGACATCGATTGGGTGCAAGGCCTTTTGCGCGAGCGCGCCTATCGCGCCGACAGCCGCTCGCCCGAATGGCTCGGCCTCGAGCTCGCCCGGCGCTTCGGCCGCAGCGTCACCAGCCAGGGCGACGTCAAATGGATCAACGCCGTCCTGCGAACCTGGGAACACGAGAAGGTCCTGTTCAAGGAAAAACGCCGCGATCCCGATCGCAAGGAACGGACCTATTTCGTGCTCACGCCGAGCCCGCGACCGCCGACCGAGTCCGCGACCATCGTGAGCTTGTTCCCCGATCATCAGCCGCCCGACTCAGCCCCGAGTGAAAAGTTCCCCGAGGAAACCACGGAGGACGACGGTGAATAATCTTTACTCTGATACTTCTGAACTGGCGCGGAACTGGCGCAGAACTGGCGCGGGACTGGCGCATCCACAGGCTAGCTTGACGGACGGTGCGCCAGTTGTTAGGCCGCCGCCGCTTGGCGTGCGGGCGGCCTACCCTACGGGTACACAACAAGCGCGCCGTCCGCCTAGCGCAGCCGACTGGCGCAAAGTCCCGCCCCATCGGCACTTCGCCGGTTTCTGCTTCAGAAAAAATCAGAAAAATAACTGGCGCACGTTCGACGCGAACTGGCGCAAACGTCGATTTCATCGGCATTGCTGCGAGGCCGATTTCGAGGCGCTTCGGTACTCGGCCCGCACGCGCGTGCATCATTTCCAAAAAACAACCGAGGTGGCGCGATGAAACTCCTCGCGACCTGCACCGGCGTCGCGCCCGGGTCCTGGGAACTCCACCACCACGCCGAGAGCGACCGGAAGCGCTGGCGGGCCCTCGTGCTGCTCCGCCCGCCCGAGGCACGCCGCCGCCGCGAGCACGCGACCGAGCGGCGGCTGTTTTTCGCCTGGAACGGCGATCGGCTCTCGGTGACCGCCGACTTCCACTACCTGCGCGCCAAGTGGCCGGCGGTGCTCGATTGGCTCAACGAAACACTGCCGACTGTTACTTGGTGGGAGGTTGAACAAACAAACCGTTTCCGGGCCGCACCCGGAGAGACGCCCGCGGTCAGCAGCGGGGAACGTCGATGATGGAGAACCGACACGTGCCTCCCCAGCGAGGGGAGCAATGAACGCAGGGATTTACAAAACAACCCCGGTTCGTGACTCAGACACCACGAGCCGGGGACTAACCGCGAGGTAACACATGATTGCAATCCGCACGCCATTGCCGCAACGCCGCTACTGCGAAACAACCGAAGTCCGCATGCCTGGGCAGCGTGCGGTGTTCGCGGTTACGGTCGGGCGCTATCACGACGGCACGATCGGCGAAGTGTTTGTGAGCGGTGCCAAGGCCGGCAGCGAAACCGAGGCGGTCGCGCGCGACGGCGCGGTGCTGCTCTCGATCGCGCTGCAGTACGGCGTGCCGCTCGGCGCCTTCCGCACGGCGCTCACTCGCAACCTCGATGGCTCGCCTAGCAGCATCATCGGCGCGGTGGTTGATCGACTCTGTAGGCCGGTTCGATGAGCTACTGGTCCGTCGTGCAAATCGAATCGCGGATGCTGTATCCGCGCAAGCATGGCGAACTAAGCCTCGGCGAGCATCTGCTCGGGCAGGCTGGGTTCGTCAGCTATGTGCCGCGAACGAAAACCAGGCGCTCCGGCAAGACGATCATTGCGCCGCTGTTTTCCGGTTACCTGTTCGTCCAGATCGTCGACTATTGGTACGCCATCGAGAAGACCCCCGGCGTGTTGCGGGTGTTGCGAACCGGCGACGAGCCAGACCGATTGCCCGAGCACGTCATCGTCGACCTGCACAAGGCCGAGGTCGGCGGCTTCATCCGGTTGCCCAAGCCGCAAGCGCTGATCAAGCACGGCGACACGGTGCGCATCCTCACCGGGCCATTCCGCGATCATGTCGGTTTGTTTGACGGGCAAAGCGCCCAAGAGCGCGAGCGCATCCTGCTCGATCTGCTCGGCCGCAAGGTGCGCATCGAGCTTTCGCACAGGGATCGAATCGAAAAAATTGCAAACGCGCCAAGGTTGAGTTAGGAAGTTTGCCGAGCCCGTCACACCAACCCTCTGATTTGCCCCCGGCTTTCTCGAAAAATCGAGCGAGTCGAAGCGCGGCGCGTTTTGGTCCCCGCAGCGATTGTTGGCCTGTGACGGGCTTTCCCGCAATTGCTGCGCGTGGAGAGCGCCGGGTGCCTTGGGGAGCTCGCAGTGCCTCCCAGTCCCGGGCATCCGGCGCACCACCGAATAGTCGGCAACTCGACGACGTTGGCTCGTGGTGCGTTCTAGCCGCGGCCGGGTGTTGGGTAGCCACCACCCCAAACGAACGCACAGGCGGCGATCCTTGCGCACTCTACGCCCACTCATCCGCACCGCCGACACCCGTACCGTCAGGCCTACGCCAAAGGTCATGGAACCCATCTACAACACGCCGGCATTCATCGCCTGGCGTGCCGAGGTCATCGGTCGGGCAGGACGTCGATGCGAAGCCGTGGACAAGAACGGCCACAGGTGCGGCAAGGCATGGCCAGAGCACCGCATCTACGCGGATCACATCGTCGAGCTCAGGGATGGAGGCAAGCCGTTCGATCCAAGCAATGGCCAAGCTCTCTGCGCCTCGCATCACACGATCAAAACCGTCAAAGCGCGCGCACGACGGTACCGTGGGGGGTAGGAAAATGTTCGGAGGGTCGCCGAGGAATAACCCCCGCGCCACCCATTCGCGGATTTTTGGCGCAAAATCCTAGGAGTTGCATCCCAAAATGACGAAAAACAAGCCCAAAACCCGCGCGGCGGATCCGGAAGCGGTGCTGCGGCAGATTGCGGGTGATGAAACCGCGCCGGCGACGGCGAGGGTCGCCGCCTGTCGCACGCTGCTCGTGTTGGCGGGCGATCCGGTCGCGCAAATGCGCGCCGAGAAGCGGGTGCGGCAGCGGCCGACGAAGAAAGCGCTGGACGCGGCTGCAGCGGACAAGGCGATCGAGGGCACGGTCTGGGAAACCCTGATCAACTAGATGCTCGATCTATCGTGTCTGGATTGGCAGGATCGCATCCGCGCGCGGCGTTCGCTCATCCCCGCCGCCGCACATGGGATCAACCCGGCAGAGACGGCGCGCGCGATCGAGGTTTTCAATTTGCTGCGGCTGCCGGATGTGCCCGGCACGCCGACCATGGCCGAAGCGGCGGGCGACTGGTTCCGCGAGATCGTCGGCGTACTTCTCGGCTCGATCGATCGCAGTGGCGCCCGGGTGATCCGCGAGTTGTTCGTGCTTGCGGCCAAGAAGAGCAGCAAGACGAGCTACGGTGCGGGCATGATGATGACCGCGTTGTTGCTCAACACGCGGCCCCGTGCCGAGTTCTTGCTGGTGGCGCCGACGCAGGCGGTAGCCGATCTGGCTTTCATGCAGGCGGCCGGTATGACGCAGATCGATCCGGTGTTGCACCGGCGCATGCAGATACAGCAGCACCTGAAGATCATCACCAATCGGCGAACCCAGGCACAGCTCAAGATCAAGGCTTTTGACTCGAGTGTTCTGACCGGGGTCAAGCCGGCCGGCGTGCTGATAGATGAGCTTCACGAAATTTCGCGCAACTCCAAAGCTAGTCGCATTATCGGCCAGGTTCGCGGCGGGCTTCTGCCGATCCCCGAGGCGTTCCTGGCGTTCATCACGACGCAAAGCGATGAGCCGCCCGCGGGTGCATTTCGTGCCGAACTACAAATGGCTCGGTCTATTCGCGACGGCCGCGCGCCGGGGGTGATGTTGCCGGTTTTGTATGAATTCCCCGATGACATCGCGCGCGATCGGCAGCGTTGGGGCGATCCTGCGAACTGGCCGATGGTGACGCCGAACCTGGGCAAGTCGATTAGCATCGATCGGCTGGTGTCGGACTACGAGACCGCGACCTACAAGGGCGAGGACGAGGTTCGGCGTTGGGCCTCGCAGCATCTCAACATCGAGATGGGCATCGGCATGAGCTCGGACGGCTGGCCCGGCGCGCAGTTCTGGGCGGCGGCCGAGGATGCGGCGCTGACGCTCGAGGAGATCCTGATCAGGTCTGAAGTGATTGTCGTCGGGATCGACGGCGGTGGGCTCGACGATCTCTTCGGTGTCGCCGTAGTCGGAAGGTGTCGTGAGACCAGCGACTGGCTGTGCTGGGTGAAGGCGTGGTGTCACGAGAGCGTGCTCGAGCGGCGCAAGTCGATTGCGCCGCGGTTGCGGGAGGCGCAGGCGGCCGGCGAGCTCGTGATCGTGGAGCATGCGGCGCAGGACATCGAAGAGATCGTCGAACTGATAGATACGATCAATAAAAAGAAACTGCTGGCCGCGGTTGCGGTGGACCCGGCGGGTCTGGGTGAATTCATCGAAGCGCTGCGCGAGGTCGGCATCACGCAGGAAGGCGAGCAGCTCGTCGGGGCGCCGCAGGGTTACGCGATGATGAACGCGATCAAGACGGCCGAACGCAAGACCGAGAACGGCACGCTGAAACACGCACCGAACCGACTGATGGACTGGTGCGTGGGCAATGTGAAGATCGAGAGCACGGCGACCGCGATCCGCGCGACCAAACAGAACGCTGGCGACGCGAAGATCGATTGCTGGATGGCGCTGATGGACGCGGTCACGGTGATGGTGCGCGATCCCAAGCCGCATCGGGCGCCGGTGCCGCGGTTGTACGTCATATAGGACATCGGACCATGCTCAGCCGAGCTTACAGCCTGCTTGAAATCAAGCGGGTGAACGAGGAGACGCGGACCATCACCGGCATGGCGACGACGCCGACGCCGGATCGGCTCGGCGACATCGTCGAGCCGGAGGGCGCGCAGTTCAAGTTGCCGCTGCCGTTGCTTTGGCAGCACGATAGCGCTGCGCCGATCGGCCATGTCACGGCGGCCAAGAACGGCAAGGACGGCATTGAGATCACCGCGAAGCTGGCGCGCGTCGCTGAGCCCGGCAGATTGCAGGAGCGTCTCGACGAGGCGTGGCAGTCGATCAAGGCCGGGCTCGTGCAGGGGCTCTCGATCGGCTTCAAGTCGCTCGAGCATTCGCGCATCGAAGGCGGTGGCCTCCGTTTTCTGAAATGGTCGTGGCTCGAGCTCTCGGCCGTGACAATTCCGGCAAACGCCGAAGCCTCGATCACGACAGTCCGTTCTCTCGACACTGCGCAGCTCGCCGCGCATGGCAAGAAAGCTCGCGGTGTCGTTTACCTCAACCCTCCCGGCGCCTCGGGACATCAGCAGGCCCAGGAGGGCACGATGAAAACTTATGCTGAGCAGATTACGGCTCTTGAAAACAAGCGCGCCGCGACATTCGCGGCACAAGAGTCGGTCGCCAAAAAAGGACTCGACGACGACCGCACAATGGACGACGCTGAAACCGAGGAGTTCGATACGCACCAGGCGACGATCGAGTCCATCGACAAGCAGCTCGCGCGTTTACGGCAGCTTGAACAGAATGTCGCGAGGGCGGCCAAGCCGGTGATCAAGGCGGACACGGCGCACGAAGGCGCGGCATTTCGCAGTGGCATCGTCGTGCGGAGCCAGCCGAAGCTCGATCCAGGCATTGAGGCGGCCCGCCTATGGAAGGCCAGGGCCGTTGCGCGGCTGGATGCCCGCAACGCGATCGAGGTCGCAACAGAAATGTACGGGGCCGAGTCCAATGTCGTCGGCACGCTGAAGACGGCGGTGCCGGCCGGCTCGACGATCACCGGCAACTGGGCGGCAAACCTCATTGCTGCGGAAGGCGCGGCGGTCGCCGACTTTCTCGAATGGCAGCGGCGGGCAACCATCCTCGGCCGCTTCGGTACCGGCAACATCCCTGCCTTGCGCTCGATCATGTTTTACACGCCGATCGTGACGCAGACGAGCGGCGGTGCTGGGTACTGGGTAGGTCAGGGAAAGAACAAGCCGCTTACTTCCTTCAGTTTCACACGCACGACGCTGACGCCACTAAAAGTGGCGAATATCTGTGTTCTAACGGAAGAGAACATCAGATACTCGAACCCGAAGTCGGACACGATCGTTCGCAACGAGCTAGCGAACGCGCTGACCGAGCGGCTCGACATCGACTTCATCACGCCATCTAAAACCGCGGTGGCGAACGTCTCGCCGGCTTCGATTACTAACGGTGCGCCATCCATCGCATCATCTGGTCCAGACGCTGACGACGTGTACCTCGATATCAGGTCGCTGTTTGCCAAGTTCACGGCGGCAAACAATCCGGTCACGAGCGGCGTGTGGGTCATGTCATCGAACAACGCGGCGGCGTTGGCGATGATGAAAAACCCGCTCGGCCAGAACGAGTTCGCCTCGATGACAAACACCGGCGGCACGCTCGGCGGCATGCCGGTGATCGCGTCCGATCACGTCGGCAACATCGTTGTGCTGGTCAATGCTTCGGATGCTTATCTCGCCGACGAGGGCGGCATCACGGTCGATGCCAGCCGTGAGGCATCGCTCGAAATGTCCGACGCTCCGACCGGCGACGCGATCACGCCGACAGGCACAAGTTTAGTATCAATGTGGCAATCAAACTGCGTGGCGCTTAGGGCGGAGAGAGTCGTGAACTGGGCGAGACGCCGGGCGCAGTCGGTCGCGTATCTGACCGGCGTTGCGTGGGGCGGCCCGGTCCACACCGCGTAATCGGAGTTTACGATGAGGACGCGCAAGCTGCAGGCGCTCAAGCCGCACAAGTACGGCACGCGGCACCTGACCGCCGGTGAGGAATACGAGGCACCCCTGCGCGAGGCCGTCGCGATGGTGGTGAGCCGCAAGGCCCGCTTTGCCTCGAAGAGCTTGCGCCCTGTACCGCAGCCGCCGGAGCCGGTCGCGCCGCCGGAGCCGTCCGAAGCGCCGGCGCCGTCCGCGGCGCCGGAACCGGCGGTCAGCGAACTCGATCAGTTGCGCGCCAGGGCCACGGCACTCGGCATCGAGTTTGATGGCCGCTGGGGCCTGGCGCGGCTGCGATATCAGATCGGCCAGGCCGAGGGTCGCCGTTGATGCGCATCTTCGGCCTGACCGTCGAATGGCGCAAAGCGCTGTCCTCGGTGTCGGAGGGGCGCGGCGGCTGGTGGCCGCTCATCCGCGAGTCGTTTCCCGGCGCCTGGCAACGCAATGTCGTGGTCAATGCCGACGACGCCGCGGCGTTTCACGCCGACTTCGCCTGCAAGACGCTGATCGCCAGGGACATCGCCAAGCTGCGCGTGAAGCTCGTCGAAGAGGACGAGAACGAGATCTGGTCGGAGACGGACAATCCCGCGTTTTCGCCCGTGCTTCGTTCCCCGAATGATTACCAGACGCGCAATCAGTTCTATGAAGCCTGGATGCTGTCGAAACTGTCGCGCGGCAACACCTACGTGCTCAAGGTGCGCGACAACCGCAATATCGTCATCGCCATGCATGTGCTCGACCCGACGCGCGTGCAGCCGCTCGTGGCCGATGACGGCTCGGTGTTCTACCGGCTCTCCTCCGACAATGTCGTCGGGCTCGGAACGGACATCGTCGTGCCGGCGCGCGAGATCATCCACGATCGGATGAATTGCCTGTTTCATCCATTGGTCGGCGTCCCTCCGGTGTTTGCCTCGGGGCTCTCGTCCATGCTCGGCCTCAATGCCCAGCGCGCTTCGGCGCTGCTGTTTCAGAACGCCTCGACGCCCGGCGGCATCATCACGGTGCCGGGCAACATCGACGAGACCGAGCGGCAGCGGTTCAAGGAGGAGTGGGAGCAGCGGTTCTCGGGCCAGAACTATGGTCGGCCGGCAGTCCTCGAGGGCGGCATCAAATACGAAAAGATCTCGATGACCAACGTCGAGGGGCAGTTGGTCGAAAGCCTGAAATGGTCGGCCGAGGTCGTGTGCTCGGTCTACCACGTCCCGCCGTACAAGGTCGGCGTCGGCGCGCTGCCGAGCTACAACAACGTGCAGGCGCTTAACGTCGAGTATTATTCGCAGGCGCTGCAGTCGCACATCGAAGAGATCGAGGAGCTCCTCGATTACGGCCTTGGCCTCGACGGCAGCAACCTCGGTACCGAGTTCGACACCGAGACGCTGCTGCGGATGGACACCACGACACAGATCGCCGCCATCCGCGATGCGATCGGGGCCGCCGTCATGGCGCCGAACGAGGGCCGCGCCAAGATCGGTCTGAAGCCGGTCGCGGGCGGTGACCTGCCATATCTCCAGCAGCAAAATTACAGTCTCGAAGCCCTGGCGAAACGCGACGCGCAGGCCGATCCGTTTGCGCCGAAGACGCCGCCGCAGCTACCGGCGCCAGCACCGGCGCAAGATCAGCAGGCGCAGGATCAGCAGGCCGTGCGGCAGTTTAGGATCAGTCGGTTAGAGGCAAGGCGTCTGTCACGAGAGGCTGCTTAGATGCCTGATGATCTCGATCGCGTGCTCGATCTGCTTGAGCATCTGGATGAGCGAGTTGCCGCGCTCGAGGCGGGGCCGGTCGAGAAAGGCGATCCCGGCGAACGGGGTCCGCAAGGCGAGCCAGGTGCGCAAGGCCAGCGCGGACAGGACGGTGCGGCCGGCGAGCCAGGGCCGCAAGGGCCGCCTGGACCTGCGGGCGAGCCAGGGCAGCCAGGAGCGCCCGGTCCTTCCGGCGCAAAGGGCGAGCCGGGCCGTGACGGGCGCGATGCTTCCGACCTCATTCTCCTGCACGGGTACATCGTCGAGCAAGTCGCACAGAAGTTCGCGGAGGCCTTCAAGGCCCCGTTGTTCACATCGGACGACGGCGGCAGGACGCTGACGGCCACGGTTGCCGGCACGGTGAGCACGATCAAAACGGGCATTCCGCTTGACGTCGGCGTCTGGAAAGAGGGCGCATCCTATGTGCAGGGCGACGTCATTACGATGGGCGGCTCGGCGTTCATTGCGCAGCAAGACACGAGCGAGAAGCCAGGCAGGTCGGATCACTGGCGACTGGCGGTCAAGCGCGGTGCCGATGGCCGAGACGCACGCGGGGACGAAAAGCGCACGCCCGAGCCGGTCAGGTTCAAGTAAATGTACGGACCGGCCGAGCAACTGATACTGCGGGCGCGGAAAGCCCCGCCGACATATGCCGAGATCAGCGGCAAGCCGACCAAAGGCCAGTTCGCGCAGTTCGTCGATGAGAAGACGCTGAAGGGAGTCGATGCGGCCGGCGGCGGCGGCGGCGCTGGCGATTCCAGTGGCTCGGGCGAACCAGGGCCGCCCGGTCCTCCAGGCCCGCAGGGCGAACCGGGGCCGGCGGGCCCGCAGGGTGACCCCGGCCCCGCTGGAGCGGATGGCGCGCAAGGCCCGCAGGGCCCGACCGGACCGGCTGGCGTGGACGGTGCAACCGGCCCGGAGGGGCCGCAGGGCGATCCGGGAGCTCCTGGCCCGCAGGGGCCGACCGGCAGCCCCGGGCCGCAAGGTCCGCCGGGTGATGCCGGCGTTGCGACCGCCAACCCGCCGCTGACGCTGACCGACGGCACACTGTCGATTGATCTGTCAGCCTACGCTCCTCTCGCGAGCCCGGTGCTGACCGGCGATCCGAAAGCGCCGACGCCGTCAACGAGTGACAACGACACCAGCATCGCCACCACCGCGTTCGTGAAGGCGCAGGGCTATCTCGTCGACGCGCCGAGTGACGGGTACTTTTATGGACGAACGAACGCAGCGTGGACGAGTGGCGGCACGTTCAACAAGAACGTTCTGGTACAATATCCGACGTCAGGGAGTGTCGCTTTCCAGTTGCACAAAGCAGCCGGCGGATCGGAATGTAATTTTTACAGCTACACTGGAAACAATGCGCGCTGGGGGTTCAATCTCGCCAACGCCACGCCAGAGACCGGTAGTAATACGGGATCTGATTTCGAGATTGCGCGCTACAACGATGCCGGGGCGTATGTTGGCACGCCGCTGCAGATCAATCGCGCCAGCGGCACAATCTATTTAAACCCAGGAGTTGGGTCGACGCAGCTCGGCGCTGGTTCGCCGGCCGCCAATGGACTGCTTAACATTAATTTCGATGTTTCTCGATACATTGGCGCCATAACCACCAAGCCCACCCAGGATTCCTATTATGCCATGTTGTTTTACAATGCGGCAGTTGCAGGCGTCGGCAACATCACCTGTTCTGCATCGGCCACTTCTTTCAATACGAGCAGCGATGGCCGTCTAAAGACCGATCTCAAATGCTTTGACGCCGGGCCAATGATCGATGCGCTTGAGGTCTATGACTTCGCCTGGAAGAGTACCGGCAATCGGGCACACGGCGTCGTCGCACAGGAACTGATCGAGGTCTTCCCCGAGGCAGTCACTCATGCCGAAGACCTCGACTTGTGGGGCGTTGACTACAGTAAATTCGTGCCGCTGCTGTTGCAGGAAATCAAGGCGTTGCGGAAGCGCGTTGCAGGATTGGAGAGACGCAGTGGCTATGACCTATGAGGAGACGTTCAATTTGAGCAAGGACGCGGTCTTTCGTGGGCGCGTCTCGGTCGCTTGCGTTCACTTCGCGAACTACATCGTCGATGAGCCGAGCACTACGCCCGCGCACAGCACCAGGACCAGGTGGGCGCAACAGACGCTGATCGCCCCCGAGATCGCGGTGCAGAATTGCATTGCGAGCGTCGTCAACGACGATGCGGTGCAGACGGCGGGCGGCGCGCCGATCACCGACGAGGCGTTGCAAGGCGCGGTCGAAACCTCGATCAACAAGCTGCTGTAATATGCATTCGATTTTCCGCATCCTCGACGAAGCGACCAGCGGCGCGGGCCCGGACCTGATCAGCCTGGCCGATCTGAAACTGGCGCTCGGCATTACGGATAGCAGTCAGGACGCGGCGCTGCAGGCATCCATCACCTTTCAATCACGCATCATTGCAGAGTATTGCGACCGGCGGTTCGGGCGGGCCGAGGCATTGGAGACATTCACGTTCGATCAATGCGCTGCCGCACAAGGCTGGCACCGGGGCGAGACGACGCTGCAGCGACAGGCCTTGGTGCTGAAGCTCTATCCCGTCCTCGAGATCCTTTCGGTCGACGGCGCGCAGGGCGACTACGAGTTCGATCCGACCAGCGGGCGGTTATGGGGCGGGCCGTGGTCGGGGACCATCTCGGTCACCTATTCCGGCGGCTACGATCTGCCCGAGGAGGCGCCGGCAAGGCTCTCTCGCGCGACGATCGACGCGGTCAATGCCACACGGGCATCGGGCACGCGGGATCGCAGCATTCAGGAAGTGCAGCACGGCGACACCCGCGTCAGTTACTTCTCGCCGTCGTTGTCCTCGGGATCGTCGGGCTATCTGTCCGCGGCCGTGATGGATCTGATCCGGCCCTACCGGCGGATGTCGGTCGCATGACGACGTTCTGGACAGTGCCGTGTCAGTGGCCGGGCGAGACGGTGTTCATCATCGCCGGCGGGCCGTCGGTGCGCTCGGTCGACCTCGAACAACTGCGCTCCCGCAAGGTCATCGTCATCAATTCGAGCGTCTACGCTGCGCCGTGGGCCGATTTTCTCTACTTCGGCGATTGGCGCTGGTGGAACGAGCCGGAGAACGCCGCCGCGGTTGCAGCCTTCGCCGGTCGCGTCGTCACGGTCTCGCAGATCGTCGAGAACAAGAACGTGCTGGTCTGCCGCAAGGGCAAGCCGCCGGGATTGGCGACGGCGCGCGATACCCTCGTGCAGAAGTGGACGTCCCTAACCGCGGCGACGAACCTTGCCGCGCATCTGGTCGGGCCGGGCGGAGCCATCGTCTGGCTCGGCGCCGACGGCCGGGCCGCAGCAGACGGCACGGTGTGGCACCACAAGCCGCATCGCTGGGGGCCGAAGCCGCAACGATATGAACTCCACCGCATCGACATCGCCGCCATGGCCGAGCCGTTGCGGCGCATGGGCGTTTCGCTGCTCAACGCAAGCCCGGGCAGTGCCTATGCCGATCTGTGGCCGGTCGTGAGCTTGCAGGATGTTCTGGATGCGCGGGCTGCCGCTTGAGATGGCCGCTTCTGATCCGCGGGATGTGGGGGCTCGGCGACAACATCTACGCGCGCCCGTTCCTGCGCGCGGCGACAGCCAGATACGACGTCTGGCTGGAGACGCCATGGCCGGAGCTCTACGAGGATCTCGGCATTCGGTTTGTTTGCGGATCGCGGCGGTTGCGGACGCAGCAAAAGAACATCGCGCGGCAGCCGGCGAGCCGCTGGTCGAACCCGCCGACAATACGGCGCGAATTCACGGTATCCTACGGCGGCGATCTGGGGCGGATGTCGATTATCCAGGCGCTCGAGCGGCGCTATCAGCTTGTGGGAGTAGAGTTCGATCCGAGCCTGTTCGATCTGCCGGAGACCGGCAGTTGCGACATCGCCAGCGGCCCGATTGCCGTCATTCGGCCGGTGACGGTGCGCTCGGAGTGGCGCAACGAGGCGCGCAATCCGCGGCCGGAATACGTGGCAGCGATCGCGGCGGCGCTGATGGCGACGCACACCGTGATCTGCATTGCGGACCTCGCCCCGGAGCAGGAATGGCTCGTCGGGGATCTGCCGCCGGCGCACTTCCATCTCATCCGCGGCGAACTTTCCATCCGCGAGCTCGTCGCGCTCCTGCGCGCGGCCGATGTGATCGTCGGCGGGGTCGGCTGGATCGTGCCGGCAGGGCTGGCGCTCCGAACTAAAACATTCGTCGTGCTGGGCGGGCACGGCGGCCACAACGCGCCGGAAAAAATCACCGATCCGCGGCTTGATCTGAGCCGGATCAGTTTCGCGATGCCTGAGAAGTTCTGTCGATGCACGAATATGATGCACAACTGCGACAAGGCCATTGCGGACGTCGTGGGCCAGTTCGAACGCTGGTCGACGAGCTTGCAGCAGGCCGCCTGACCTGGTGGCCGCAGCTCGGCATCGGCTACTACCCGGTCGAGGATGCGCTTGCGCCCTACGGCCAAGCTTACTTCGACAAATATGCGGGGTATGCCTTGACGCCGCTTGGCCAGGCGCTCACGCGGGCGCGGTGCGACTTCGTCGAGCGTCACTTCCGCGGCACGCTGATCGATATCGGCGTCGGCTGCGGCGCGTTCATCGAGCTGCGCAAGCGGTTGCAGCGCACGACTTACGGCTATGACGTCAACCCAGTGGCGGTCAAATCGCTCAAGGATGCGATGCTCTGGGTCGATCCCTTTGCCGTGCCATTCCAGGCCATGACGATGTGGGACGTGCTCGAGCACATCGCCGACTTCCGGTCGCTGCTCGCCAATTGCCGCGAGTGGCTGTTCCTGTCGCTGCCGATCTTTCGCGATGCCGAGCATGTGCTCGAATCGAAGCACTACAGGCCGACAGAACATTGTTGGTATTTTTCACGTGAGGGGCTCGTGTTCGCGCTCTCGGCTTGCGGCTTTTCGCTGATCTCTGAAAGCAACATCGAGACCGAACTCGGCCGCGAAGATATCGGCACGTTCGCCTTCAGAAGGGACGGCGAATGACCGACTACGGCGCCGTGCTGTTCGATCCGGTTTATGCGGAGCTCGGCGTGCCGGCGGTTATGGGCACCACCGAGATCACGGTGATCGACAACACCCGCGCCAAGCCGCTGGCGATCGTCACCTCCACCGGTGCCGCCGAGGTGCGCAGCATGGGGCCGAGCGCGTTCGCGCGGGTCTATGAGCTCTTCGCCAAGGGGATCACGCGCGACGTCTGGCTCGGCGCGACGCTCGCCTTCAATGGCAAGACCTGGGCGGTGCGATCGTATGAACTGCGCGGCAGTCCAAACGGCGAGGATGCGGGCGAGGTGCTGTTCCTGCTGAAGGAAGCCGCGGCGTCATGACCGATCGGCGCGAGGAAATTCTCGAGCGGCTGGTCGCACTCGTCGCGGCGATCCCAAACATTCGCTGGGCGCAGCGTAACAATCCGGACATCCCGGACGATCAACTGCCGGCGGCGAGCGTCTTCGATGGCGACGAGGAGAGCAACGGCGACGTCGACATCGGCTCGTCGCGGCCACCTAACCGGCCCTACGTCGTCCGGATGACGCCGGAGATCATCATCGCCGAGCAGTCCAACGAGGTCGGTTCGGATCTGGCGACGCTGCGGGTCGAACTGATCAAGCGAGTTCTCAACGATGCCGCGCTTCTGGCAACCGTCGGGACCAACGGCAACATCCGTTACCTCGGCTGCAGGACGGATCGAGGCTGGGGTCGCTCGCTGCAAGGCGCGCTGCAGGCGCAATTCACCTTCAAGTACCCACTGAAAATAGAGGAGCTCTAAAAAATGCCCGCCTCTCCGAGCATCCAGAACTACCACATCGGCAAAGGCATCGTGTCGTTCAAGGAAGACGGCGCGGCCGACTTCGTCGATCTCGGCAACGCACCGGCGTTCGTGTGGTCGCCGTCCGTCGAGAAGAAGGAACACTTCTCCTCGCGCGAAGGCGTCAAGGTGAAGGACTTCACTGCCATCACGCAAACCGGCGCCACCATCAAGCTGACACTCGATGAGATCAACGGGCCGAACCTGGCCATCTTCACGCTCGGTGAGACGGGCACGGATACCGACGGCAACGTCACGGTGGCGGCGTTCAAGAAAACCGAGGTGGCCGGGATCATCAAAGTCGAAGGCACCAACGACATCGGCCAGCACGTCGACTACACCGGCCGGATCTCGGTCATTCCGACCGGAGATTTTAGCTTCATCACCGATTCCGATGAATTCTCGAAGCTCGAGATCGAAGCCGAGGTGCAGAAGGCCGACGACGGCACCTTCGGCATCTTCACCGTTCACGAAACGGCGACGGCATAGGTGGTCCCATGGCTGACTTGTTGGATATCGCGCCGGCTACGTCGGTCGAATCTGTGTGGATCGACGGGAACAGGATTACCGTGCGCGGGCTCTCGGTCGATGCGATCGCGTCCATCATCGCGCGCTTCCCGGAGTTGCGATCGCTGCTCGGCGGCGGCTTCGGCGACAGCATCGTGCCGCGCCTGATCGAGGGCTGCGCTGCGGCAGTCGGGCCGATCATCGCTGCCGGTTGCGGACACCTGGCCGATGAGACTTACGAGGCACACGCGGCGCGACTATTGCCAGAGCAGCAATTGAAATTCCTCAAAGTCATTTTCGGGCTGACATTCCCAAACGGGATCGGCTCCTTCGTCGAGGCACTGACCGGCCTCCTCGGTGGAACGGGCGAAGGGGCAAAGCCGATCAAGATCCGCTCGCGAACCTCGCCCTCGCCGTCGTCGCGCTCGGACGGCGCACCGGGTTCTCGCCCGACGCTGCAATGAGGCTCACGCCGCGGCAGCTCGACGCCTATCTCGAATTAGCCGAGCAATTGGATCGGGCCGACCGGGCCAGCGATCTCGTGGTCGCCAACGTCGCCGCGCAGGGCGACGAGACCGCGGTCGAGAAGGCGCTCAAGGAGTTGAGCGGCTGATTATTTGCGCCTGTTCAGCCTCTTCAATTCATCTATCACAATTGTCTGCTGCATCGGCTTAACAAACGCTCCACTCCAGAAAAGCCAGATGAAAAACAGCCACACCACCCCCCACGGGGATAGCCAATTGATATGGAATAAGTCCCCAATGAAGCTTGCGGTAAAATAGGTGAACAGAGCCCCGAGGGCGAAGGCGATTAGGGGAAGGACGGTGGCTGCACGCATGGCAAGTGACTACCTCGGCCGCAGCCTTCTGGCCATGAAATTTCGCGCCAACATTTGCTTAATCGTGCCAATCTGACATGCAGATCGTCTTTTCGAGCGAGAAATCCGTCGACTGGGGTGCGGTCGAGCGGCAGATCGAGGCCGCCGAACTCGGCGCCGTCCAGGATGCGGCGAAGCTGGCGATTGCCGAGGGCCGGGCGAATATCGCGGCGGCCGGCTTTCCAGCACGCTGGCAGGCGGCGCTGAAATCGCGGGTGTTCCCGAACAAGGGCGGCGACCCGGCGGCGTTGATCTTCGACACGATGCCCTTTGCCGGCGTGTTCGAGCGCGGGGCCCATATCGGCGGGCAGCCGCTGCTCTGGTTGCCAATCGGAAACAAGGCCGGCGTCCGTTCGCCGCGGCAGTACGGCGGCAAGCTCGTGAGCGTGAACGTGCGCGGCAAGCCGCCGCTGCTGTTTGATGCCAGCAACCGGGAGCTCGGTCCGCTGTTCGTCGGCGTCCGTGCGGTGACCATCCGAAAGCGGTTCAACCTGCTGAGTATCTTCGCCAAGGCTGCCGGCAAAGTGGCTGAATTCTTCGAGCAGCGGATGAAGAGCTAATGGCGACCATCAGCACGCGCATCACGCTCACCGGCGGCGACGAGGTTAAGAAGCAACTCGAAGCGCTCGGCGACGCCGGCCAGAAGTCTTTTAAGCAGATCCAGGATGCGGCCAAGCAGACCCAGGTCGATCCGCAGAAATATGCGCAGGCCAAGCAGGCTCTCGATGGTCTCGTCACTACCGGCACGCAGCTCGCCAACCAATTCCTCGCGCTGGCGCGGGCGGCCTCCGCATTCGGGCAGCAAGGGACCCAGGCAACCACTGCGGTGGCAACCGGTCTCAATCAGGTCGGCCAGGCCGCGCAGAACGTCGGGTCGCAGATGGCGCAGGCCGGGCAGCAGGTGGCCGCCGCTTCTACCGGCGTCACCAGCAGGCTCATTTCGAGCGCGACCGCATTCAAGCTCGCCGTCGTCGGCCTCGTCGGCGCCGTGGCGGCCATTACCGGAGCGCTGACCAAGGGCGCGGCTGATACCGGCTCGCAGATCGCCGAGCAGGCGGACAAGCTCAAGATCACGGTCGAGCAGTGGGTCCAACTGCGCAAGGTCATCACCGACGCCGGCCTGTCGTTCGATGATTTTCAGAAAGGCGCGGGCAAGACCATCAGCGTCCTTGATGACGTGCAGAAAGAACTCGACAGCGTTTTCAAGACTTTCAAAACGGCAGACGGCGCGACTGCCACCGTCATCACCATGAGCAAGCTCGGGACGGAGACGACCAAAACGGTGAGCGAATTGCTCAAGCTCGGCGTCAGCATCAATACGCTGCGCGGGGGGGACAAGCTCGCCATCATGCAGGAGATCGCGACCGCGATCAGCAAGATTCCCGATACCACGAGGCAGGCCGCGCTCGGCGTCAAATTCTTCGGCGACAGTTGGCAAGACATGGTCAAGGTGCTCACCGCCTCGACCAAGCCGATTGACCTCACGGGAAAATCGATCGCGGAGATCGGCAAGATCAACCGCGACATGACGCCCGAGCAGATCGAGACGGCGAAGAAGGTCAAGGATGCGTGGACGGACCTGGGCAACGCAATCCGCGCCACCAGGGATCAGATCGGCGGCGTATTTCTTAGCGGCCAACTGACTAAGACAGAATGGCTGACGCAACTGGTCGACGGCTCGCGCGAGCTGCTCAAGACCTGGCTCGGGCTCTCGACTGCGGGCAAGGAAGGATTTTTTAAGGATCTCGGCGAATCGCCGGCGGAAACCACGTTCAAGATCCTCGCTGCGCTCGGTAACCAATTGAGCAGCATCTGGAACGATGTCCTGGTCCCGGCCGGGCAGAGCTTGATGGCGACGATCAAGGAATTCGCCTCCGGTCTCGGGGACGTCACATCGGAGCAGGCGATCGCCTTCTTCATCGCGCTCGCGGCGGCCGTCACCGCACTGGCGGTTGCGTTCAAGGGCATCGCTTTTGTGCTGTCGCCGATCACCGCGCTGATATCGCTGTTTGCCGGCTTCGGCCCGATCCTGATCCCGCTGGTCGCGCTGGTGGTGCTGTTCTGGGATCAGATCAAGGACGGCATCAACGCCGTGCTCGCGTTGATCCCTAACGCGATCAACGGGTTTCGGCAGGCTGGCGAGGCTTTGGTGCGTGGTGACTGGGGCAGTGCCTGGGAGCTGTTCAAGGCCTCCGCGATTGTTGCCATCGCGACGATCCGGCAGGCCATTGTGCAGTCGCCGATATTCCAGCCTATCATCAAGGGGCTCGAAACAATCGGGGCGCAAATCCCGGGAACGATCCAGCTTATCATTAGCGGACTGGTACTGCTCGGTCAGGCTGCGCAAGGCGTCGCTACCGCTATCAACAAAGTATTTGGGACGGGATTGACCGGCACCGATATCGCGGCACTTGTCATCATCGGGCAATTGACCGGTGGATTGCATACGTTCGCGGCGGCGGCCGTGATTGCCGGCGTGGCGTTCACGGGTATCGCCACCGCAATCGGGCTGGTCGGCACGGCGATTGCGACTGTCGGCGCTGCGTTTGGCTTGTCCGCGGCGACCATTGCCGGCCTCATTTCCGGACTTGTAGCCGTCGCCGCCGCCCTGGCTGCGATCATCATCTACTGGCCGCAGATCACGCAGGCTGCGTCCGCTGCCTGGGAGGCGATTAAGTCCGGGGCCGATGCGGTTAAGCAATTCATCACGGATTGGGTCACGACGCCGGTCGCTAACGCCTGGCAGTGGATTGTCGACAGTTTCAACGCCGCTATCGAGGGCGTCAAAAGTGCGGCCAGCGCTGCCATGCAGGCGATCACCGAGTGGGTCACGACGCCGGTCGCTAACGCCTGGCAGTGGATTGTCGACAAATGGAACGCGATGCTGCGAGCGCTGGGCCTTGGCGGTGGCGGTTCGACGAGCCCCGACGGCGGCGGCGGCTCCGGCTTTGCCGGCGGCGGTCTCCTCGGCGGGCGCGGCACCGGCACGAGCGACAGCAATCTCGCCTGGGTCTC